TCTTGTAATTCCTATTTCACATAGGTCTTCATTTCCCCAAAATGGATATACTTCAACTGTTTCTTCAAATGTTAATGTCTGTGGTAATCCTGCGATATCAGAATCACTCCTAAAGGTGTAATTGTTATCAAACTTTTCTTCTGACACACCCTCATATATAAAATCAAATGGTACAAGTGATTGGCAACCCATGTCTGATAAATCCACATCTACGTGAATTGTTTGTGTACCAATAGGTACTCCCCATATCATGAAATCTCCCGCATCGTTAGTTTTTGCTGTGTACTTATAATATTTTTCATAGACATATAATACCTCTTCTCTCGTGAGAATATCTTCTTGATCGGGAAATGTCCCTGTTGGTGTATGTCCTGTGTGTTGTTTTCTTTTAGGAAACAAATTGTATTTGTAACCTTCAGTTGTTACATCTTGTGTTGACTTGTAGGGGTAAAGTGAAGAAACTACGGGATCCTGTTCATCCACATCATCTATAGGAACGAAAACTGAAACTCTCGCATTTGCAACTCCGAATCCTTTGTTTGCTGTTATTCTACCACAGACAACACCGTAATCTGCGCAAATAGATGTGTATATATCTTGTTGCGTGAACTTAAGTGAAAGGATTTCTAAAAGATCATAATCCTGTTTTAATTCAACAGTTACCTTATGATCCTTACCGATTTCTGTTCTTATTCGATGTTTCTGTATCATATCATATAAATAGATTGGAACCTATTTTCCCTAATTAATAATAATACAGAAAAGAATTTTTAGAATGTAGTGGAACCTAAAGTTTTTACTCTTACTTTGATGTCTTTGTTAGGGAATCTTATTTGGTAAATTTGATTACTTCTCATGTAGATTGTAGAGTCAGATTGTGAAATTTCTTTTGTTGTATCGTCAACATATCCTTGAGACACCTCTGAAGTTGAATACTCACCTCCCGTGATACCTTTAACTTTGGTTTCTACCACATTTACAACCCCCGTAATATCGGCTATGGTTTTTTGTAATTCACCAACAAACAATGGGTCGCCCATTTTTCTACTGTCGATTTTGAAAAATTCAGTCGTACTTGTTATTACGTCTTTAAGTACATCTGATTGGGTAACATTTTTATCTATTACAAGATCAACGTCCACACCGAAATCTATGACTTCACCACTTATAATATCTAAATAATCATTGATCATTCGATAATTTGTGAGGTATCTTAGTATATTGTTTTTTAAAGTGTTAGAGACTGTGTCGGTTAGATTTCCTGAGTCGTCGTACGATAATAATTTTATTTTTATTTTATTATCTTCTTCCATTACGTTAACCTTTGCAGGTGCACCAAACGTAGATGGCATTGTTTCAATTAATGACTTATAATCATTAAGAGTTACCGCTCTGTTTTGTGCCGCAAAATTGAAACCAACTAAATTTCTTATTTCTTCAACTGTTGGTTGTTCTGAACCACCAATTGCGGGTGTAATGTTTGCCACATTTAAAGATTGTACTATTTGATTGTTTACATTAGTTAGTGGTCCATTTACATTAAATTCAACATTATCTACTGAAGTAATGACATTAACACCTAAATTACTACTTTTACCACCACCTATTCTGTATTTTATGAAGACTGTGGATCCCGCTTTTGGGACAGATCCCAAAGAGAGATTATTTAAGTGTGTTGCTAAATTAACTTTTAAATTACCTGAGTTATATGAATCTAAATTATCTAAAGGATCCACACTACCCGAACCAAAAGTTACACACATAAAACCTTCAGGTGTGTACTCACTAATAAACTTATTTGTAACTCTTTTGTAATCACCAGATGTGAAATTGTCTTTGTCTGATGCGGAAGTGGTATCAGGTAAGAATATTTTATCTTCCATTAAACTCTTAACTTCATACCATCTGTTTCGTTCTGCGGTGAACTCAGATGAACTTGGGTTTGAAGTGAGGTTTGTACCCTCTTTGTGAATAATAGATACAACACCCAACACATTTTTTTCAGGTAGAAACAACTTTAGAAAGGGTTTTTGATCTTGTTTGGTAACAACCCTTCTAAATATTCTTGATACACCATTAACTACTGCCTCTCTCTTCGTAATAGTATAAGATATTAACTTATTATTTGAATCGAAATTTGGGATCTTTAATCTGTTTGGTTCTCCTTTATTATTGAATGGGTTTGAAAAGTCTGTATCCTCAATAGTTTCAAATGTTTGACCTCCACCTGATACTTGTGCCCCCGCTTTTAATATACCTAAATACCTTTCGTCTTCTTTATCACCTCTAACAGGTACGTTGACTGAGAAATCCACTAAAGAGACTGATGGTCTATTACCTGGTATTCTTATACCGTATGTTTTTGCGATATGAAACAATGATCTTCTTTGTTGTGCAAAATCTAACATTGTTTCTTGCCAAACTCTATCTATGTGGTAATGTAGGTTATCGCCGATTGCTGCGTTTAAATCTAATAACACCGAATATATCGATGCATCATTTGTGTTTTTTACCAAATCAGGGTAAAAATCATTTGTAAGGTTCACAAGATCTTCTCTTAATCCTGCAAAATCTCTTTTAGCGTATGATATTTTCTTAGCCATATTATATGTTTATAATTACAAAATCTGATGATGAAAACGCTCCGTCATTTACCGTATAGTCAATCTTAACTTTAGCAGTATATGGTTTTGTAGATGGATCGGCCAACCTAAATATTCTATTGTCCGTATCTTCATCCACAGTCGTAACGGGATCACTATCGTCTTCCGCAGATATTACCCTTATTGAGTTTATGTCGAGATTCGGTAAATACTTTTTACAACCTTCCCTAATTTCTTCTTCAATTAAATTGAATGTAACCATATCGTTTTGATCAAATATATATTCATATATTCTTGTACCAAAATCAGGTAAATAATACCTACTACCCTTTTTAGTTAAAATCAAATGTATGAGATTTGATCTCACCTCTCTTTCAGGGGTTGCAGTCATTTTTAAATAATCACCCTTAACACTTTCTCTAAAGGGGAAATCTATACCATAGGTTATTGCCATACTAATAAATATAATCAATAACAAAATGAGTGTAAATAAAAACCCCTCGAAGTGAGGGGTTTTAATAATTAATTATATAAAATGGGTTAAGACCCACAACCTTCACAGTCAAATGGGGAATCATCTGGTCTCACATCTTGTGAATTTACCATTACTAATTCTTTGTTTTCGCTAATGATTGAATTTGATGTTGGTACGGGATTATCAGTTTTCTCCGTCGGTTGATCCTTACTTTCAGGTGTAGGTTTTGATCTTTGAGTACTAATACCTAAACCTTTTAGTGGGTCTACCGCTGAACGAGTTCTTAAATAATACATACCTGTCTTCAAACCTAACTTCCATCCATATAAGTGTGCCGCCAATAACTTTGCTTTGGTTGCGTTACTTATAAATAAATTGAGTGATTGGGATTGGTCAATAAATACCGATCTCTTTGCTGCCATCTGTAAAAGTCTTTTTTGAGACATTTCCCAAACAGTCTTATAGATTTCCTTCACATCAACAGGGATTTCAGGAATATTCTGTACTGACCCATTCTCCATTATAAGTTTATTCTTAATTTCATCGTTCCATAAATCATTATCCATCAAACTTTGGACGAGGTGTTTATTAATCACAATAAACTCACCACCTAATGTTCTTCTTGAATATAGATTTGAGGTAAATGGTTCGAACGCCTCATTATTACCTAATATTTGTGCTGTAGATGCGGTCGGCATTGGTGCCAATAAAAGTGAATTTCTTACACCATATTTAACAACTTCCTTTCTTAATGATCTCCAATTCCAACTACCCGATAGATCTTTATCTTTTAATCCCCACATTTGGTATTGAAAGACTCCTTTTTCTATTGGAGAACCCGAAATAGATTCATATGGACCCACTTCTTTTGAAAGATCTTTACTTGAGGTCAAAGCCGCAAAATAAATCGTTTCAAAAATATTTGTTTGTAATTCATCCGCCACCTCAGATTCAAACGGTAATTTTAACAAACAGAACACATCCGCCAAACCTTGAATACCTAAACCAATTGGTCTATGTTTAAAGTTAGATCTCTTTGTTTCTTCTGTTGGATAAAAGTTTAAATCAATTACGTTGTTCAAATTTCTTACAACTTGATAAACATACTCATACAGTAATTTATGATTAAATTCACCATCAACAATATACTTAGGAAGTGCAATAGACGCCAAGTTACAAACCGCTTGTTCTGTTGGTGAACTATACTCTATAATCTCAGTACATAAATTAGACGATTTAATAGTACCTAAGTTTTTTTGGTTAGATTTATCATTTGCCGCGTCCTTGTACAACATATAAGGGGTACCTGTTTCTATTTGTGCGGTTAAAATCGCGTCCATAAGTTTTCTCGCCTTAACAACCCTTCTACCTTTACCTTCTTCTTCATATTTTGTATAAAGTTCAGTAAAATCTTTAGAGTTAGAAGAATCATAAACGTCTGATAGACCTGGTGCCTCATCAGGTGAAAATAGTGTCCACTCTCCATCCTCCTCAACACGTTTCATAAATAAATCAGGTGTCCACATAGCCAAGAATAAATCTCTTGCTCTCATCTCCTCTTTTCCATGATTTTTTCTCAAGTCAATGAATTCAAATATATCGGCATGCCATGGTTCAAGGTAAATTGCAAAAGAACCTTTTCTTTTACCTCCTTGATTAATCCATCGTGCAACTTCGTTATATGTTTTCATCATAGGTAGTAGTCCATCTGACTCACCACCTGTCCCTTTAATATATGATCCTTTAGATCGTACGTTATGAACATGTAATCCAATACCACCTGCCCACTTAGAAATATTTGCCACATCTTTGATAGTGTCAAACAACCCGTTAATGTCATCACCTTTGTTTCCAATTAAGAAACATGAAGACATTTGTGGTCTCCTTGTCCCCGCATTAAATAATGTTGGTGTTGCATGAGTATAAAAGTGTTGTGATAAATCATCATAGATTCTAAGACCCATTTCAATATCACCATTACAAATACCTAATGCAACTCTCATGTACAAATACTGAGGTCTTTCAACAATTCTGTCACTAATTTTCAAAAGGTAAGATCTTTCTAACGTTTTGAAACCAAAATAATCGAAATCGAAATCCCTTTCCTGTACGATAGCTCCGTCAATAACAGATTTGTTTTTTTTAACAAATTCATAAAGTTCGTCAGAAATCAAAGACGATTCTTTACCTGTTCTTGGTTCAACAAAAGAGTAGAGTTCTTTGATTGCCAAAGAAAACTTTTTTGGTGTTGTTTTATGTAAATTAGTTACCGCTACCCTACCCGCTAATTTTGCATAATCGGGATGTGTAGTTGTCATTGACGCTGCGGTCTCCGCAGTCAATTGGTCTAATTCAGTCGTTGTTATTTCATCGTATATACCTTGAGTTACTTTCAGGGTTATATAAGTTGGATCGACATACTCCAAATTTAAGTCAGAACACAAGGCAGATATTCTTCTTGTGATCTTATCATATCTCATTTCTTCTAATGAACCGTCTCTCTTTTTTACCTTCATCTTTTGTTATATTAAAAATCCATATCCCCGAACGCAGAGTTTAAATCTTCTTCGGTATCGTTATTAACCCCTGCCTTTTGATATTCAGCAACTCTCTTTTCAAAGAAATTAGTCTTTCCTTGAAGTGCAATGTTTTGCATAAAATCAAATGGATTCTCAGTATTAAATTTCTTTTCAATGTTTAAAGAATCTAGTAGTCTATCAGTAACAAATTCTAAATATTGTTCCATCAAATCTGCATTCATACCAATTAATCTTACTGGTAATGCCTCAAGAATAAATTCCTTCTCGATTTCTAATGCTGAAAGAATGATTTCCTCGATTCTTCCTTCAGGTAATTTATTTTCAATATGTTCGTTATATAGGTGACATGCAAAATCACAGTGAAGACCTTCATCCCTTGAAATAAGTTCGTTAGAGAAAGTTAAACCTGGCATTAAACCACGTTTCTTTAACCAAAAAATTGAACAGAATGAACCCGAAAAGAATATTCCCTCAACAGCTGCGAATGCAATAAGACGTTCCGCAAAAGAATCTGATTCAATCCATTTTAATGCCCATGTCGCTTTCTTTTGAATTGCAGGAATAGTTTCAATTGCATTAAATAATCTATCTTGTTCTTCGGTATCTTTTATTAGAGAATCAATTAGTAATGAATATGTCTCTGAGTGAATGTTTTCCATTGCAATTTGAAAACCATAAAAGAACTTCGCTTCAGTATATTGTACGTCATTAATAAAATTTTCAGCAAGATTCTCATTGACAATACCATCAGACGCGGCAAAGAATGCTAATACGTGTTTAACAAAATGTCTTTCATCGTCGTTTAATTTATTAGTCCAATCACCAACATCTTGTTGTAAATCAATTTCTTCCGCAGTCCAAAAACTCGCTTCTTGTTGTTTATAATATTTCCATATATCATTGTGTGTTATTGGAAACAGGACAAATCGTCCTGGGTTCTCTTGTAAGATTTTTTCTGTCATTATTTTAAATTTATTTATTAATATTAATTATATGTCGAGGTTTTTAGATTTCTTGTAGAGATTTCTTGCTCTCTCCATACTATTTTCCTCTTTACGGATTTGGTGTCCTAACAATGTTTCTTGTTCTGTGACATCAATATCCAAGTATTGGTTATCAAACTTACAATTAAGGAAGTTTACACCATCCCTACCAATCCTTGATTTAACAAGGGTTACATTGGCAGTTTTATTTTCTTTTTGTTCTAAACTCTTAGCAATAGATATTATAACGTGAGCCGATTGTGCCTTCTTAATCGAACCACCCATATCATCAACATTTACAACGTCTGCAGAAATTGAATTCCTATTACCTTGTGTTGCCGTCCAAACCGCAACATTCATTTCTGAACATATCGATTCTACCGCTCTGATAACTGAACCCTCTCCTTTCCATTCTTCCCCAAAGACCCCTTTATCAGATCCTACACATTCAATGTAATCTATAACTATCAAGTCCACAGCAAAATCTGAACTTTCTATTTTTCTTAATTTTCTTCTAATGTCACCAACTGTTGTTGTGTCACTAATCATTTTGATCAATTTCATTTGACCAAATCCCTCTTTGGTTACCTTTTCTTCGACTAATCTTGCAGTTTCAATTTTATTTTCTTGTGATTCACTTTGGTAATCACTATCGGTTCCTGTCCAAATTGTATAGTGTTTTTTTCTAATTTGTGATTCTGTATCTTCAAAGAAGATGTGTACAACATTAAAACCTAAATTAACTGCGGTGTTTGCGAACTTTGTAAGTATTGTTGTTTTACCTGTTCCTGTAGGTGCAATCACCATTCCCAATTCACCGTGACCTAACCCACCTTTAAGTAAGTTGTCTAAACCATCTATTCCTGTTGCAATTGGTGTCCTTGTGTCTTTTTCCAACGACTCAAGTATATTCTCAGTGATATCGGTGATATCGTCGTCCGTAACACCCACTTGTAATGCAACGTTAATTAGTTCGGTAATCTTATCGTACTCTTGGAAGTCACCACCGTCCATAATACCATGGACTTTTTTAAGTGTTTTTTTTAAATTTTGTTGTTTACAAAAGTTAAGTGCGGTGTCTTTTACATATGTTGGTCCATGTGTCGTTTCGTCTAATTCCTCAATACCAAAAAGAGTATCTGTATGAATTTTACCACTCATCGGATTAGATGTGGTATCATCCATAATTTTCTGTTTTAAAGTCGCGTAGTTTGGTATTCTTCTATAAGAATCATTAAGTTCTCTAATGTTTTGAATTATATATCTAAAGGAATTGTTCTCGAAGTATTTTGGGTCAAGTACATCAATAATTTGTTCGCCATATTTTGCGTCTTCTATTATTGATTTAATTAATGTTTGTTGGAAACCGTTGCCTAAGTTTTCAAATGTTCTGTCAGTAATCTCACTCATATTGCTTCTTTATTTAGATAATTCGTAATTCATATATTTTGTCATTAATTTTGTTGAAGATAGGGTCTCGCTAAGATCTCCTAAGAATCTTCTAAGTTTGGGACGAATGTCTACAGAGTACCTAACTTTTGGGTGGTAGATATATGCAGGGAATATCCTTGAGATAAATACTTCGTCATTTTGCTTTATCTCCAATTGGAAGTTCTCTTTTACCTCTTGACCTTCGTCATTATTAACCCCCGAAACGGGAAAATAATTTGGATTTTCGTGTAGAAATTCCAATGTTTTTTGTTTCAAATCTTCTTGAATTTCTTCACAAATATTTTTCACTTCGTAATGTAAATCGAGAGATCTTTTAACTCTTGGATTATAATTCCTTACATTAAAGAATCTTTGGCAAATTATGTTACCACTCAGGGTTAACAAAAATTCTAATTTAGTTGTGTCGTTACTACTCATTTCTTTTTTATTTTTATAACACGTTTATTTTTTTCCTTACGAGTAAGTCGTAGGAAAGGGTTGAGGAATTTTATCCACGCATCGTCTGATTTAGGAAGGACTGTAAAAATACCATCTTCCATCATCATCTTCATTGTGTTTTTATAGGATCTTCCCTCAGGATCCAAATCTTCATGTATCAAGTCAACAATAGTTTGTCTCGCTTCATCCGTTAGAAACGGTTCGTCTAAACTTACTATACTTTCATTTAAAGTGAAAAATTCTTCACCGAAAACTCCGTACTTTGTGACTCCTGTTAGAAGATTATTTACTGTGGTGTTATTTTTATCTTCCTCGAATAATGAATTTGATTTATCAATCACATGTTGAACAGTGATTGGTCTCTCTTTTACTTCGGGAAAAATTCCTAAAAACTTTTTGATTCCCATGTTTCTAATCCCCGCGATATTATCAGACCGATCACCACACATGATTTTAACGATTTTAACGTTCTTTATGTGGATATCTTCCTTCTCGTAAGGGATTATATCATTTTCTTCGTAAAGTCTTCTGTGAGAGGGGTTGTAGACCCTCACGTTTTTTGAAACTAACTGAGCTAAGTCTCCATCTGAAGAATAGACAATACAGTTTTCTTTTGTGTTTTGAGAATAGTATGCGATACTGTCATCAGTTTCACAGAATTCGAACTCTCCTTGTCTCACATACAATTCTTCTAAGTATTGTTTTACTCTTCGTCTTTGTTTTGTATATGATTCTTTTTCTTTGTCCGAACGTATTCTTGATCTTCTGTTCTCCTTGTACTTGTGGTAAATTTTTCTACGAGATTGTGAACCATCTTCACCATCCCAAAAGACAACAATCTTATCTAAACGATAATTTTCGAAAGATCTCCTAAGAGTATTTAAAAAATGATATATACCCCCAATGTGTTCTCCTTTATAGAAGTAGTTTTTAACTCCATAAAATCCGATTGTAAGTAAATTATCTCCGTCTACTAATAAAACTGACATTTATACCTTTTAAAGGTTAAACAAAAGTTGGTTAAACATCTTCTTTGATATCAAAGTCTCCGTCTATACCTAACTGTCTCTTCCAATATTCTGCATGTTCCGATTTGTATGCCTCTAAAGACTTCTTTTCTTCTGCAGAATCTTTACCACTCAAAAAACCGTGTGCTGTTATAATGATTCTACCATCTTCATAACCTAAACCGTTTACGTGGTTTTTCATAATCGAAATCTTAGTTCTCGTAGCGAACTTAACTTTTCTCTTGTCTTTGACTGCTGAGATAGGATTAGTTCCTGCGTTTTTTTGATTTCCGAATCTGAATACTAAAGTTGAATTCAACCAAATTGATTCTCCACCCTTTGCCTTTATTTTAGGTTGACTAAATGGATTATCAGGTAATTCTACCCATGGTTGGTTAACTATGACCAAAGTATTTGTATACTTAGATTCAACTCGTCTTGAACCAGATATTCTCTGATTTAAACCCATTCCAATTTTATCGGCTAACGTTGATGCGTTATGTTGTTTACCACCTTTACCATCAAAGGTCATTTTACATGGTACTGAACCAACCGAATCCCATAGAAAAAGTAGATCGTATTCGATCTCACCTTTTTGTTGTGCATCAATTAATTCATTTATGTAATCAGTGATTTGTTCAATATATTGGAATTGGTTGTTAAACAGAAAAAATCCGTCATATTCTATTTCACCTGTAGTCTCATCAACCACTTCTTCAATTTCGAGACCCATCAACTTTGCGTGAGGGAAATCCCATTTTTGTTCAGTGATTACGAAGACAGGTAAAATTCCTTTCTTTTGTGCATCGACCGCAGTTTTAACAAGTGCAGTGGTTTTTCCTGTATCTGAATGTCCTAAAAACATGTTGATATGTCCCATAGCGGGACCTGGTAAACCTGTCGCGTCTAAGAAAGAGTCTCCTAAGTCAAGAAATTTATCAGACTTAAACTTTGCCTGTTTCGAAAACTTTGACTTAATACTTTTAAAATCTTTTTTCTTTATTGCCATATTATATTTTTAAAAAAGGGTCCCCCGTTCCTCATAGGGCCGACAATAGGGTCAAACATGTCGGATGCAGCTCCACCAATACTGTGAGGTGGGGGACCCAAGGTCTACTTTTAAAATGGTAGTTCGTCAGATGTTTCTTGTTTACTTTGTGGATCTTCAGTAACAACTGTTTTTTCAACAGGTGCAGTTACTGTCGTTCCTCCAAAATCACTTTCTCCTTCTGCCTTAGAAACATATTTCTTTGCGTCTCTGTCCCATTGTGGAACTTCACCCATTGCAACCATTTCTAAATATTCATGTGGTTTTACGGAATACACATCTCTCCACGTATCAGGATGATTCGCCCATTCATTTGAAACTTCTGAATCATTATGAAGTGGTGATATGTCTTCTTGAATAATTGAATTAATACTTGTGTATTCTCTACCGTTTGGTGCTTTAGTTAATGTTAGAGATAAAATTAAATCTCTTCCTTCTACCAAATCAGTAATATTACCCTTACTTTTAATAATAGGGATAATTTTGTCGAGAGGTCCTTCACCTTTGTAGTTGTGTTTGAATCTCCAAAATTTAGGTCCATCTTCTTCTTTGTCTCGGTCGATAACTTTAACAATATAGAATTTTCTCGCTCTGTAATTTCTCGCGTTGATTTTATCCGATTCGGTTCCTGTTGCTAATAGTGCCTTTTGAACCTCATTAAGTGGTGATGGATCACCATCTTGAGACGGATCGTATAATTTCATCCATCTCCCATCTACTTGGATTTCGTGGAATGAAACTTCTTTAAAAGGACTCATTCCATCTGCAGCAGGGAGAATTCTAATTCTCTTTTGCCCACCTGGCGTTCCTTTAGGTAAAATAGTTGTGAAGTACTTTTTTAGTCGGTCTTCATTCGACATCGAGTTGCCACTTGTGGCTCTTTGCGTATTTTTCTCATATTGAGAAAGAATCGCATCAATTGAATTTGTCATAATTATTATTTTTTGTGTTATTTAAATTATATTAAAATGGTACACAAAAAAGTTTCAAAAGTCAACCCCCTTGAACAATAAAATTTTGATGTTTATCTGGAAAATTACCTTAAAGTAAGTAAATAAGATAGTTTACTGACTTGTGTGAGTATATCATCTCTAAGACTTAAAAGGTCAGTATCTTTTTTGTCTATCTCAATATCACATATTACGTCACAAGCAACTTTGATCATTGCGACAAGATCAATATCTGATAGGTTATTAATATTTAACACTCGGTCGTCATTTTCTAATTTAAATCTTCCGTACTTGCCCATAGAAACTTCCACAAATAGATCAATTAATTCATCTAACTTGTGATATGTCTCACCAAATGATAAGTGTTTTGCATGACTCTTAGTCTGCCAGTGTAAAACTTTTAATTGTGATTGTAGTTCGAGAAAGAATTTAATATTAGAATTTAATGTTGTCATCCTCATCACTTTCTATAAAAGAGTCTCTCATCTCTTTTTGATTATAATCATTGATCTCTGCCTTTGAGATTACGTATTCATTTTTTCCACTGTTCTTCATGTCTAATTGTTTTTCTTTGAAGAATTCTGATGGATTTTGATTAAAAGGGTATGAATCTAATGATCTCATCTCTAATTTTTCTTGTGGTGTAGGTTCTTTCATATCCTCGACTTTACTTTCGAGTCCGTCGATCTTTGCGATAACATTATCCATTTGTGAAAGTTTACCTTCTAAGTCATCAAGTTTTGTAAATAAATCACCCATTTTAGATATAACCTGTTCATTATCTGATTTAGACGAATCTAAATCGTTTTTAATGTTTTGTGTCATATTAACTAAATCAGTAATATCCATCTCTTCGACATCCGCGTCAGGTGAATCTACCATTGGTTCTTCACCACCTTCGATTGCCACGTCCCCCTCAGGTTCTGCTGGAATATCTTCAATTGGTGCATCACCTTCAGGTGCGTCACCTGTTGGTAATTCGTCTGCAGGTATCTCCTCTTGTTCAGAGATTAATGATTTTTGGTAATTGTTGATACTCTTATATCTGAGTAACTCCTCGTGTAATTTATTTTCTAAACCCATCTTAGTCGCTTAATAATTGTCTTCCATCTTCGGTTATGTATCGTTTGTTAATTCTCTCAACGATACCATCTTTAGAACGGATTACGTAACATTCACCAGTATTCATGTCACAAACTTCTTGTTCAGTTCCGTCCTCATTTAAATTTTTTACTGACTTTTTTCCTAAGAAGTTATCAAGTGTTGAACCTATTTTTAAATTATCCATAATTGTTCTTTTTAATATAAATATCACCAAATTAGTAATTATCCATGAAATTACTCAATTGTAAAGTAGACAACATCTCCATTGACTAATTTTAAGTCTTTCATAAGGTTTTTAGACAAGGTTAAACCGAAGTATTCTGAGTTACCACTTTCAATACTCTGAATTACTCTTTCTCCCGAATCTATTGGTCCATTAACATATCTTGCACCATTATCACTGTTTAATTGTGAGTCCGCATTTACTGTCTTCGCTAAATTCTTAAGTGGATTTAGGAATTGTGTTGTTGAATTAAGCATCAAGTAGTCGGTGGTTTTTGCAACACTGAAATCTAATGGTACAGAAAAGAAATACTTATTACTGTTTTTAATTTCTCCCCACTTTAATTGATTTGGTTTAACCGTAACCGATTCACTTAGTTTTGTTGGTAGTGACATAACAATATCGTCTGATAACGGGGCTTCCTGTCCCATTTGAATAACTCTTGAACGATACCAAATATTTCCTTTGTATTTTACCTTCTGTACCCCTAAAACATTATTAAATCCGTTGTATGGTACTCCGAGGTTAGTAACACCTGATTCGTCTATTAATTCTTCGCCAGGTATTCTATAATCTTCAGGTCCTCTATCAGTAACAAACCCACCCCTTACAATTTCTTCTGTCGTGGTCGTTAGTGCCACACTACCTCTTGCTGTGGCGGCGTTCATTATCTTATCAAATAATACACGATACATCGCAGTAAATGATTCTTTAGGGTCAGGTAGTGAATCTTTAGGTATTCTTACACCTTTAAAGGATGTTGAAACTGTATTATTGGTAATATTATGTGTCACTTCAATGATCCAATATGCTCCCTCGAATAGTGGTACGTTTTTAAGTTGGAAATACATGGTAGGTTGTATCATAACGTTACCCATAGATTGAACTGTACACTCGTATGATCTCGCACGATATATATCAAATAATCCAATATCTACTTGTGACGCACCCGATCCCGCTTCAGACCTCGCTAACCTTTCAATTGCAAGATTACTCTCAAATGTATTCCTAAATTGACTTTGGTCTAAACTTATCCCTTTAAAAATACCCTGATTTTGATCTCCAAAACTAACCTCAAAGGCAACAACCTTATTTGATTTAGAGAGATTTTCACTTTCGAAATATCTCGGATTAGTTATCAAAAGTGGGTTAGAGGTTGTATCCTCCATATTAAACCCATCATTTAGGAATTTGTACTCTTTATCTATTGTACTTAAGTTTAAGTGTTTAGATGTTTGTCCAACATACTGTAATAACATTTTTGGTGTTGAATATTCTAAATCTACATCCAAAAATTTACCGAACATAGTGTTTGCAATCGTGTTAGAGGGTTTAATCTTCGCACTTGATGAATCGTTTCCATAAAAGTTTACATACGCGGGAAGTGCTCTTAAATCAACATTAGTTCTTGCCAATAATAAGGATATAACCCCGTATAACTCGAGAGATTGATTTTTTGTATCTCCCAAACCAATTAATCTTTTAAGGTCCATGAAAAACGTATCACCAATATCTCTATTCGCTTTGTCTAAAAATAAAAACTCCTCCAATAATAGTCTTTGTCCTATTGAGTTACCTGAGGTCCATCTATCATTAAAAAGTTTAAAATTATTATACGTTTCAAGTTTTAATGGGTCATCATTGAATCCACCTAAAGTTTTTAGATTGTTATTTTGATCTTTAATTCTTTTAAGTGAAGGGAACCTTCTAATCATCACAGTCATAAATTGTCTTTGTCTTGACTGACTTGGACCAACAATGTTTTGTGCAATGTAATCACCGAAATCTGATTTAGTGTTTGTTCCTCCTGATTTCCTGTAACCTGCATAAATCTGTATTAATGATCTAAACTTTAGTACGTTCGATTCTGAAACTTCAATATCACTTATGGCAAAAAACTCTCCATAGTAATTATTAAAATCAAGAGTCTCACCAACATATAATTCGATGTACTTTTGATTATCCACCAACTGAGATGAATTGTATGACCCATAATTAAATGTGTCGGTATCACCATAATAACCTCTTAGGACACTAAGATTAAGTTCTTTCGGATTAGATATTGTGACCTTCAGTAAATTTTTTGTTGAAAGGACATCCTCTGTCACTTGTTTAAATTTATCTATTTGTCTTGTCTGTAGTTTCGATACTAAAGAACTAATCTTATCGTATGATAAATCATCGGTATCTTTTTTGTCGACACTAACCAAATCTTTTAGTAGGTCTTGGAAGTTATCGTATTTAATATTTGGATATTGTTTGTAGTCCTCATATGACGATACCTTTTGACTTGAAAAGTTAAGAAACAGGTCTTCGAACTCTTCTAATATTTTTGGACTAAAGGTTCCAATGAGGTCTATAACTTTTTTGTTATTAGATCCCATCTCTTCAAAGTAATCATTATATGTGGGTCTTGTTTTTCCTGTTACTACAAATTCATCAGTATCAGACTCCCATACAGACCTGAAATTAAACTGTTCAGAATCATTATATGTTAAGTAACTATTTCTTACCGTAAGTCCACCGTGAGATGGTAGTAATGTGTATCTTTTATCACTGAATGTAAATCTACTATTATCCACAAAAGACGTATAGTATTTTAATTGTCCCAAATCAAAATGTTTTCTATATAGAACTAAATTTGTAATTGCAGATTCGTAACTTGACGGTGTTCCATCAAAGTGTGTGTAGTCATTTACTATTTGGTGAAAATATTGTTCATACTTTGGATGTATTCCCACGTATGGTGTGCCCGTTGTTGTTCCTGAGTATGTTAAACCTTGACCACCGTCGTAATAGTCTGAACTGTTAATCGGTGATTCCATACCACTTATAATGTCCGTACCTTCTAATATGAATGTCTTATATCTGTGGTACATTGACCCCCATTTCAACATTAAATGATATGGTATAAAGTGAGTCGCACCAACTTCCCTAAATAAGTTCGACATAGTAACCCCACCAGTATTTAATTCGTCATGTAAATCATGAAACGGTAAAGAGTTTAATAAAAGATATGATGATCCTTTATATTTACCCTTTGTATTTGAATTAAGGAAGTCCTCATTCAACATCTTATGGAAGTACGGTGTGTTAAGTATATTTAACTTATTCGTACCGTCTATATCGAATTTTCTTGAGAAAATATTTTCTTTATGTTCTGTAACTACCCAATTAGTTGGGTCCATTGGTGTTACCACAAAACCATTAGTTGTGTCAATACTTAAGTAATCATCCATAGATAGATCATTAACCGTTAGACTTTGTTTGTTCACATAACCAAGGTATGTGTCAGAAGAAAAGGGATATATTTTAGTTCTGTATTCCTCACTTCTATAGTTTTTTAGGTTCGACTCTAATTTTGGATATAGACCACTTTGTTGTGTTTTTTTTGTACTACCTATATTACTTTCAATTTTGAAGGAGACAGAATCAATATCTAAAATGTATGGTGTTGTTGGTATACTGTCTTTGTAGTATGGATATCTTTCAAATGGTGAAAACCCCTGCAGATAATCAATTAATATTTGATTGGTGTTTACTCTTTCTTTTAATATGTCCACAATAAAGAAATCCTCTTCTATGGAATTCTGTAGGTTATTGAACTCAATCGATGCTAATTCATTAATTGTTTTAGTATCAAAAGTGTCATATAATGTTACCATTTGTGATCTTTCAAATATTTCGTATAATACAGCGGGTAGATTTTTATCACTGTATGGTGGAATATCAAAAATTGTATTTGTGGTACCAATCTTACTTGTTAGTTTTTCATCGGCGTTTGTATCTGCAAATGTGAATGAGACCGAATCGAACGTTTTTTCTTTTTCCGCTAAAGTGTCGTTTATCTTCATTGAAGTCCTTATGTACTCCTCAACAAACCCAACCTCGGGCCATAAAGAAAAGTCATCACTACCAAGTTTACCCACTAACTCACTATCCCCTGGATATGCCAATACCTTAGCGTTACCGTCTGTTTCTTTTTTTACTTCAGGCCATGGATATATTGCGTCGTCGTTTGGTGTTTCATCACTAAAACCTTTTAATCTTTTCTTTCTCTCTTCTCTATTGTTATATGCTTGGAAATGAACATCCCTCATTAATCTTATATAAACATCCGCATTTGCAAGGATTACCGCAAATATATTTCTGATGGTTGGTTTAAATCCGATCCCTTTTGATGGATCAGATATTATTTTGTTCATCTCTTCTTCTACCTTGTCTTGGAATTTCTTTTTTTCTTCCAAGAAAGATTTGTTAATATCGAGTATATCAGTTAGAAGTTTATTTATTGAAATTCCATATTTACCACTTCTTTGTTCGACATAATTTTTTATGTCTTGTATTGGGTTGGTGGTGTTTACTGAAATTCTACTTCTATTAAAGTTTACGTCTTTCCTCAACATTTCTTTTGTGAAGGACTGTCCTTTTTTAATCTTCTCTAACCCCGATTTGATAATTTGTTCAAGGGTACCACTTTTAGTTCCCGTTACATTTTCTAATTTATTATCTTCGGTTTTAATTAGTTGAAAGTATTTTATTGATTCGACCTCATTTTGATCATTTGTTTCATCATTAAGGAAGAAATCTCCCGCTAAGTATCTACCCTTCCAACTCTTAACGGATTGATATAATTTGTTTATGTTTTCTTCAAATTCTTTTATTGCCGCAAAAACTCTCATGTCAACCACTTCACTGAATATCTCATTCTCTAATAGTTGATCCAATCTTTTTGCAATTACAATTAACTCCCTTAAAGTAGGATTAACATCTGGTGGAAAATCAATAAGTTTTTTTCTCCTTAATTCTTGATATATAGATTTAAGGGTTAAATAACCTTTAGAAGTTTTAGATAGTTTTACTTGGTACTCACCAGTCTTTTCATTGACACCTGATTTTTCACTACGTTCTACCCCAAACATGTACGGGGCATTTAATATACCCGTCAAGGGGATATCGTTTAAGTAAGCATATGTGGACCCAACAAATTTTGTACTAACCACAAAGTTTCCTGTCGCATCATCGTACGCGGTATTAAATGATGTAAGGTGTAGTCTATACCTGATTGCCTTACCATAATAACCTTTTACTGTAAGATAAAATATCGGCCATGGTTGGTGAAAGAATGCCTTGTATGGTGAATTTTGTGGTGATTCAAATAGAGTTTTTCCCCTAACATCAAGAAATTCTATTGATACCGAAGGAATAAAGTTAGTTCCCTTTACTTCTATTGAGACACTACTCATACCAAAGGATTGTCCACTTGAATCAAAGTTTTTCTCTCCGACTAACTCTCCTGTGTCAGGATTTATAGTGGTTTTAGGTCGATTAGTATATAATTCTGTCCAACCTGTATCTAAATATTCTCCATCATTGTTAGAAAGTAAATTTAACGTTCCTTTGGCAATGGAGGTTAGTGAACCACCACCTCTGTTCGCACTATTCAGTATTGTTCTTGGTATTAGATCTGCTTCTAAATTTACGTATGATACTAAATTTTCTGCATTGGTAGCTCTTGGTTGTACCTCACCATCTACTTGTACACTGTTAGGGTCAATAAAAATTAAATTGTTTTGATCAACCTTAACAAGTATGTCTTCACTTTTTGATAAATCACTGTTCGCCATAATACAAGTTGTACAATTCTACCGCCCTTTTATATTCTTGAAGAGTATTAACCAAAGGAAATGGTATTCTAAGTGTAAAGTTATTTGGTACCTCGAATTCAATACTACCCGCAGTTGGGTTTGATTGTAAAATCAACCAACCGAATACGGGTGTGTTATAATATTCTTGAGATAATTTATCCAATCTATCTTTACCTTTTTTGTATTGTACATACTTGTCAGTTGACCTTATTGGAATCTCGATACCTGGTACTATTTTAAAATCACCATTATCCTCAAAAAACTCATACCTATTAAAATACTCTCTCATTACGGTTTATAATCATTTAAGGTTGAACCGAGACCGACTCTCTTACTGTGAACTTTTTCTAAGTCCTCAATTTGTGTTGGGTCTGTTATGTCCTGTTCAGACTGTATTTCGTAAGTTAATGGGTCATCACTTTTTCTTCCTTTGAATCTTGAAGTTCTAACTTTTTCTTCTTTTGTTTCATCAAAGAATCTTTTAACTTTTCTTTCTATTTTATTCAAAATATTTTGTGGATACAGTATACCGTCGTTTTTATAGATATCAATTATTTCTTGTTTTTTCTCTATTAATAATACAGATAAAATTTCACTTAATACAGTGATATCTACATTCAAAGAGTTAAAATTAATTGTGTCGTCTAATTTTGATACAAATCTGTCACTGTTTTTATCGAAATAATCAATACAGTGGTCGTATTCTTCATATAGTGACGTAAAGGTGAATCCAACAAGTTCTGCTTGTTTTGGTGTGGGTGTATTGTCTTTAGGGAATTTACCATCACTATAATATTTTGTCATGTAATTTAATTTATCTAAAATTGGTGTTAGATTGTTACGTGATTCTGTCAACTCCTTTAATGCATTATTACTGAAAATACTATCTAATTTATCTTCTACTAATTCTCTTAATTTTGGTCTCAGTATGTCATTTGATTTTACTATTTTATCTTCTGATAAAAATCTATCGAAGGATAACATAGTTGTAACATCTGAAGTTTCTATCGCCGAAACCATCTTCACTTTAAGTTGTGTAACATAAGAGTCAAGACTTTTTACCCTATCGTACTCACCGAATAAATTTATTGTCCTTGTACCAACGTTTGAACTGTTTACTATATAAGTGTTAATTGTTCTATAGTTGGGGGAGAATAGAAGTGAATGTACTTGTGGTCCGTATGATACTAAAACATTATCATATGATGTGACGTATTTTTGGAAATACTCATCCGTTTTACTAAAAACATCAGTCACAATATCAGTGTATGTAATGTTTGTTCCTGAATTAACCCCAATATATGTTCCTGCAACCACAGTATCGGAAGGTTCTATGTCTTCTGCAGATGGTGCATTACCTGTTGTTGCACCAATACTCTGTAGTTCCTCTAAAAAGTCTTTTGTAAATTCTTCGGTGGATTTACCGTCAATATTTGATGTTGACACCGACCTTGGATCATACATTTCAGTATTTGCAAAGAAATTAGAAGATAATGCGTTTTGTAGTCTTTCTACTGGTTTTGACAGTCCCTGTCCTCCAATAAAGTTTACTTGTAATGTTACATTTGCCAACATTGGTTGTACCCCAATACCCTCAGGGTTTAAATCCCAAGTGGAATCGTCATAAGTTATATTAACATCTCTTATTACTACCTTAGAATGGTAAAAATCCCCTATTCTAATAACACAGATAGGTGGTGGACCAAAACTTGTATTCCTTGCCCTAAGATCAAGGTCAGAGTTAAGACCTTTAATTGGTATTGTATCACCAGGTCTCACACATTGTAATAAGAAATTAAGTCTAGCATTCAACCCTTCAGGTGTCATAGAATGAAATGCGGGGTGGAAGTATTTTAATTTATCTTTTAAACTTTTAAACGTTACAGGAGAATCTTCCTCTAACATTTTGAAGTAATAACACTCAGACAATGTCTTCATTATTATTTTCTTCATTTCATTTATTGGTGGTTTCTTTACACCTGGAACTTCAACATCCTCAGATGTTACTACAAATTTCGGTTGTTGGTCAGGATCAATAGGATCAGGTACAACATCAATAGGTTGTACTTCGAATTTAACTGTTGACTGTCTACAGTAGAATGTTACGGGGGCAGTTTTCTTAAGTCGAGTATTTGATCGTATTTCGTCGCTATGACAATCTACATTAGTGTCTCCCCCACCAAACTCATTGGCGTTTACTTGTTCATTTTCTCCTACACTTGTAAATAAATAACTAATCTTTCCTTCCACATCAAAACCTAATTCTTTGAACGTATATTCATTACTTACATCGACCTCGGCAACACCATCGGCAGGAACTTGTGATGTCCAAGTTATTTCTTTAGAATTTTTAGATATACCTTTAACTATATCTCTGATTATACTGTGAGATCTTCTGAGTGATAATTTTACATTGTAATCATCTCCTGCGATTGATGAAGTACTACTTGTTGCACTCAACTTTATTTCTTTTATCTCACCATTTTCAATTCGTGTCTTTAACTCACTAATCTTGTCTGAGTATGCACTATAGTTTTGGTCTAATTTAGAAAATGCGGTTGTCATTTTGTCCTTGACCAACTGAATCTTTGATTGGTCGATTACAATTTCTTCGTTTCCATAAATTACTTTCTTATCATTCTTTTTCGCTGCAGTAGGTGATCCTTGACCTAATAAGGTTAAACCCGTTTCTAAGTCAGTCATGTATTGACCTGTACCTCCACCATACAATGTATTATATTGTGAGTAGACTTGATTATATGGTTTACCTTTTAATTGTGAACCCTCAATTCTTGGGATGTCATTTGGGAAGAATAATGTTATTTCTTGTTCTTCAGGATCTTGTGCTATGGGTTCTTGATCAATTGGTTCTATGTCCTCAGCATCTTCAGTATCAACTTTTAATTTTTTAATTGTTTCTTTGTCTGTTCCCGCTTCTAAATAATCTTTTATACTTTGTACGTCATCGTTTGTGAGTGTAGTGTATGTTCTTATAAGTGAATAGAAATCAATCTCCTCACACCCCGCAAAGAACGCATTTATATAATTGTCAGATTCTTCGTCCGACATGTCTTTGAATACTTTACTTACCATTAAATTAAGTATACTTGGGTGATCAACAATAACTTTAAAGGAAACTTGTCCCGATCTTTCAGTATTTTGATAGGTGTATATTGGTTCAGGTCGTCCTAAGAAATTATTACTTTCCCATTTTGCATTGTTTTGTTCAGACATTTTTAAATCATATGGTGGAAACCACATAACTCTACCTCCATTATTACCTCTTTCACAAAAAGGTAGGTCCGTATAAGTGAAACCTGGTAGACTCGAAGTTTTCCAAGCCAAGTTTTCGATGGAGAACATATATTTTTTAGCGTAGTAACCATCACCACCCTTAACCATATTAGATGACCCTTCAAAACTCCCCTGACCATTTGACATTGGACCATAATTAAGATTCCATGGTGTTGTCATTACACTATCGTCAAACTTTCTTACATTTCCAGTTCTCTTCATTGTGTCTGACATGTTCATGTATGGATTATCTTTTGTCCACACTCTACAGTATTCAACACCCGTTTCACCCCCGAATTGGTCAACATATTTTATCGCCGAACCTCTTGAAATCATTTTATCACCTTCTCTGAAAACTCTACTTGTTTGGTCTATTGCGTTTGCAACATGTGATCTTGCAGCACCACCGTCAGACGGCATACTGTTTAGTAATTCTTGAGTTTTACCTAATATTGAATCTGATCTGAAACCATATGAAGTGGATAAACTTTGTTCGAGTT